TATTACCAGCACCGAACTTAGGGCCACCAGTACGTCTAACGTCAACTTTAGTCTTCGTAGGGGGCTTGCCGCGAGAAGTGTTAACTGTCTTACGCCTGATCTTGGGATTAGTAGAAGTCTTTGATTCAGCACTCAATGCTTTAGCCACTGGCTTCTTAGCTTCAGGCTTCGTAGCTTCGGGCTTCGTACTAGCTGGTTTTTCAGGACTCTTTCTGGAATCCTTAAGACTCTGAAGAAGCTTTTCTTTTGGGGTCTGGGGAACGGTAGGCTTTAAACTACCATTTTTACTCCCTTTCTTTAAAGAATTAAGAAGCTTTGATACTGGCTTGCGTGTTCTCTTAACAACCTTCTTCTTAGCTTCTGGCTTCTTCTTAGCTTCGGGTTTCTTAACAACCTTCTTCTTAGCTTCGGGTTTCTTAACAACCTTCTTCTTAGCTTCTGGCTTTTTCTTCTCTTCTTCTTTGTTTGCGGATACACCCTTGCTATTAAACTTAGGAACTTTCCTCGCTTTCTTAGCGTCTGCTAGTTCCTTTGCAAAGTCTTTAGCACTGCCTTTAGCTTTCTTTTTTGCAGCCTCATCAGCTTCAATTTCAGCTATTAGACGTGCGTCATCTGGGCTTCTTATATTAAAATTCTTTATAACTTTTTCTAGTTTAGGGTAGAGCCGTTTTGCTTTAGCCATTTTACTGTTCACCTTGTCCTTGTTTCATCATGCCTTGAGCTACAGGGCCAACAGCTTTCTCAGCCATTTGTGCCATCATTTGTTGTTGCTGTTGCTGCTGTGCTTGCTGCTGTTCTTGAGCCTTTTGTTCGGCTGACTTAACTAAGCCACTGGTATCAATACCTAAAGACGCTCCAAGACGATCAATGTAATCATCAACATTTAACTCACGGGCAATTACGTCCTTACCTAGCGGGGCTAGCATCTGAAGTAACTGAGAGAGTTTGTTGAGGTCTTGACCACGGCCTAAAGCTTCCATGCCTGTAACAATCTGAGGCTTTAAAGTGTCTTTGGGGAACTTAGGCATTTTGCCCGACTTCTCCATGCGACTAAGAAGTAGCTTAACCATTGGGTACTGGAACTCTTGTGAGAGTATTGAGTACACACCACCTAACGCTGACTCAAGTTCTTGAGCCATGTATCGAACTTCTTCGGCAGTAACACGTTCAGCTTTACGCTGGACTGAAGAGTTCATTAGGAATGAGAAAGCAAGTCGTTCACTAATCTCACGCGCTGTATCCTGTGCTACACGGAAGTCATTAAACTTCTGTAACTGGAGTACGGTCACGTCATCGGCACTGCCTGAAGCTATTCCTCCATTGGGAGTTTGTGCGATTACCTTTGGTTTAGTAGTCCCATTCGGGCGTACTAGGAACAACACCTTGGCTGCTGCTGCGGAACCTTCCACAATAGCTTTAGTCAAAGTCTCTAGTGAACTTAAGTCACCTAGAAATTCTTCAACATAACCACGTCCATACGATTCACCGTCAATACGTACCATACGCAATGACATAAATGGTGATTGGTCTAACGGGAATGAACCTTTTGAGCTAGGTATAAGTTGACCTTCGACCTCTTGATACACTTCCCACTTCTTATCGACACGACACACTTTTGTGAACAGATCAACAGACTTTAGTTGTGACTCTTCGGAAGGTTTTGTAAGCAGCTTTTGGACTTCTTCGGGAAGCATAAGGGGGCTTACAGTTTCTTTAGTAATTATCTCTAGGACATTACCCATTGCGTCACGCTGACATACGTAACGATCTAAACGAAATACACGGACACCACCATCTTTTGGCATGTGGATTAATACATTGCCAGAAGTTATAAGCTGTTTAAGTGCTTCAAATACTGGCACTCTCACTGCGGTAGCTTCAATCTCTTGCATAGCTGCACGTTCAATACGAGCTAATGCCTCTTCTACTTTACCCCTAGCATCATCACCTGCAAGACTCTGAAGATCAAAGTCATCCATCGTTAGACGGAAGAAAGGTGAGTTAGGTGGTAAGAGTGTCATCAGTAGCTTTGATGCTAAGTTGTTGACACCTCTAGCTCCTATTGATTGATAAGGAGTAGAGTATAAAGAAGAACCAGAATGACCTTGTGGGGGCATTAGGGTAGGTATAGTGAGCGTAGCGACTTCCCTTGCTCTATCGAGGAATGATGTACGATCACTTTCAAGTTGTGTATAGCGTTTAGCTACTGAACCATCTGTAGGTAGCATAAGCTAAATTCTCTTTATTAAATTGTTTTAGGCAATGTTTAAACCAACACCTGAGCCTGAGACACGTTGACCTGTTTTGGCTGTACGTAAATTACGCTTGCCTCGTTGTTGCTTGCCTTTCTTGACTGCTAAGATATTTTTTAGACCGTCAGGGTTAGCTATTGCACCAGCAGCCGCCATAGTTGTTTCGGGTAGTTTTGTTGTAGTCTTTGTCCTTGTTGTAGGTGGTATCACAAGAGTAGTTTTTTTAGGAGGTACAACAGCAGGTACAACAGCAGGTACAGATGGTGATACGACATTATCCGCAACCACTGTATCGTCCACACCATCAGCATTGGCTTTTGCTACTGTGGAACCTACCCCATTGGCAGCACCTGTGGCATTAGTAACGGTATTGGTGGCTGTACCATCAACAAACGTAGTTGATGTTTTATCACCTAATCGTATTTCTCTTCCAAAAATATCAAATTTAGGGTCAGTAGTTTTGACGATTACATCGGGATTGTTTCCAGCATAGTCATACTTGTCTGTTGTATGTTCATTGAACAGTCCAGATTTTGAAGTGCTTTTAGTAACTCCGTTACCCAGTGTTGCCATGCTACCTGTAATCTTTTTCAGCTTAAACAGTGCGGTATCTTTGTTAGCTGTCGTGACTACCTTGTCGTTAGAGTATGCTTTTTTATCACCAACTTTTTCTTTTGCCGCCCTTACTTCGGCTTGGGTTAAGCCTAAACCACCATCAGCCTTGCTCTTAATCTGGTTAGCCCAATATGCTTGGTTGTACTTAGACTTACCATCAATGTTCTGTTTAGAGCTAACAATGTTTAAACTGTTGTCAGTTGTTTTGGCTCCAAAGTCTTTTTTCTTACCATTGCCATTACCATTACCGCCACTTTTTGAATTACCACCACCTTTCGCATCACACATTAGTATTTACCTTTTTTACTGCTAGCTATAGTAAGGCTAGGTTGGGAAGCACCACCCATAGTTAACCCTGTGGTAGTGGTTTTCTTGTTACGTATCCCACGCTTACCTTTGGCCTGTTTTTTACGCTGACCGCTAGGAGTCTGTTCCATATCTGAAAGGTCTAAACTAGCTGGCGCACGTGCAGGTGCGGGTGTTGGTGGGGCAGGTGCGGCTTTAGAACTTCCAAATATGCACATTGTTATTCCTCTTGTGTAAAATCGTCTTCGGATAACTCTATAAGTTTCTTAATGACACTTCGCTGACCTTGCAGATACCGAAGTTCTTCTAGTGCAATCTGTTGGGTCGGGAGGGTGTCGGGGAATAACTTATTGAGGGTTGTAAGGAGTCCTTGGGATATGCCCAAAGACCGTTTAAGTATAGTTCTCATAATGGCTTTACTGTAACGGTACGTTAAAAGGAATTAGGCACATTTAGCGTTAGTTCTCGCTTCTGCGCCTTGGCTAATATTTGCTTACGGGCTTCGTCATCTAAGTCTTTCCAAGTCATAATTTCTGTACTGGAACGAAAGCACCCCACACAAATATCGTTGTCATTAAGGTGACAGATATTGATGCAGGGTGAGGTCATTTAGATTCCTTATGCAAGGCATCGTCATAGGCTTGGCAAGCTTTTTCAGATTTAGACAGTAATGCCATGTGTTCGCTGCTGTACTCTGAGCCTTCAAACTCATCTGCTATGACGATACAATCCACACAGTCCTGTCTTAAGAGTTCTAAAGCTAAACCCCTAACTTGTCCTTTCATTCGTAAGCTTCCTCTTTTTCGTCTTCGTACAGCACAAGGGCGTTGTCAAATTCGTCCCATGAGTCAACTCCGTAGTACATAAGGCACTCAAGCAAGTGAGAGTCTCTTTCAATAGAGTTATAGTAATCTTGGTCAACTTCTATTCTTCTTCCCATATCGTCCCCCGTTGGTAAAGTTGTATTGCGGTGTTTAAGTCACAGCCGAACCCTTCCATAATTTCTTCAAATGCAACCATGAACATCATTTCATTAACTCCCTTTCTATGGATTTTTCTAGCCGCTTCAAAGAGCGTGTGGAAGTGTAGATGCAATAGCGTAGATGCCACTTCCAATACAATTTTTTAAAGTAATTTACAAACGTCATACGAGATCAACGATTTCACATGAGTCACCAGAACAAGCT